CGGAGCCAGAGCCAGTTGAGGAAGACGAAGAAACGCTTGCAACCGACGAAGAATAATGCGAACTTTTGTCCGTATGGACGAAAATATTGAACTTACTTTAAACACAAACGAAGCTAACGCCCTAATCAAATTGATTGACCTTGCGACGAAAGCCGCAGGTCTTCAAGTAGCTGAGGCCGCTGTCCACCTTACAAAGAAGCTCCAAGAAGCTGGAGCCTCATTGCAAGAAGAAGCGGCTGAGGAAGGTGAGGGCGAAGGCGACCAGAGCTAATGCCTATTCAAAGAAACCAACCCAGCCCCCAAAGGCAGACTGTCTTAACATTTGTATCCCCAAATGTTCAAGATTTACTATTTTTCGAGACAGTTGATGCCCAAAGGGTTGGGAAGGTTCCTCCGGCATATGGGACGGCACACCCTGATACGGTAAATTACCCTGACCATATATTAGCTTATGTTAAGCAAGCTGACCCTAATGGGCAGCTTTACTATTATTATTACGCCAACACTCGGGCTTCTCAGGATGAGTATAACTTTGAATATTCTCAGGCCAGCCTTGGGGATACTAAATTTGATACTGTTGTAAGGACGTATGTGAGTTTAAGATCTGAGTTTAAAGAAGATGACTCAGCGTTATTAGCTGGTGCTGCAATGCCAACTGAGCCAGCAGCGGCTAATTTTTCTGGTAAGGGCTATATCTTAATGTCGAGAACTCAAAAAAGGTTGGGGGATCGGGAATTAGATGGAGTTTTTGTTGTAGAGCAGCGAATTTATTTTGTTAGAAAAGTTATAGATATTCTTAAATGGGATGATTTATCACATCGAAATTTGAAAACATCTGTTAGTTATTTATACACAGGTGAGACGCCATCAGGACAGAGTGTTACGATTAACAATTTAATTATCAATCCGGATCATGCTTATTGGGCGGTCGCGGTTGTTTCAGATTCTGATGACTCTAGTATTAAAATAGGTAAGTATCGAGAAGGGAAAAGAATATCTGCTGATTGGTTTGAGATCATCAGAAAAGAAATAGTCGCAGGTGGTGATGGGGGTGGGACTACTAATCCAGTTATTAATGTAGATAGTTATTTTACTACGGTTGACCACACTTTCCCGCCTGTTCTTGAGGCCATAGATATTGCCGATTGGGAAAGACATGATGGGCAGTTAGAAACTATGCCTGAGTATCACATGAACCCAGAAGGGTATTCTGGTCCATGTAAGGCTCGGGTAGACGTTAAATGGCGAGCGGTTTCCCACGACAATGTTCAAGCGTATCAGATGCTACCAGAGTCCTTTTCGTTTACGACTCCTTATGTGAGAATTAACATTCCACCTTGTTTGATGAATGGTGGTGGGTTTACTTGTAGCACAGGCACAGAAGATCCTGTTTATTCATATAACATATATGAAAAAGAACTTCCTGTTACTTCTCCCCCAACATGGCCTGATACTTTAGTGATTAGGGATAAACAGGAATCCGGAAGGGGTGGGTATATAAGAACTACGTGGACAGTTTATAAACCTCAAATGCCGTAGCAGATGGCTAAAGAAAATTTTTTTAAACGCTTTGTAGACTCTTTTAGAGGGGGAGAAGAGGGCAGTCTAAATGATAGACTTGATGAGCCTTTAGAAAATTTGGAAGAAGTCGAGCTTGAAGAAGCTAAACCATTTATAGCTAACCCTTTAGCGGGGGTAGCTGATATGGCAGAATCAAGATTCTATACCGGAGGTTCTGGGCCTAGGGTAGATACAGCAGAAGCAAAGCATGTTGATGAGCATTTTCGACAAGAGCATGAGCCTTATCGTTTCAATAATAATGGAGACATGCAGGTTTGTATATCTGCTGCCAACATCTACGAAATAAATCCTAAAAATGCATCAGTAAAAATACATGCTCTTCACCCATTAATTATTGAGTGCCCAAGAAATGGGGTTGTTTATGGGCATTTTGAAACAGATAATCAAGGTCGTATAAAGGATACACTAGCTGGTGTATATCGGTTAGAAGTAGGTGGTGATCTCCCCGATACAACTCATTTTGAATTACCTAATGAAGACGACCCCGAAGCATCTAGTCATTCCGGTTATGGTAGTGATGGTGATTATTATATACCTATCTGTTGGATTGTAGATGGCAAAATAGAAGCACGTCAATTTGATGCGTCTAAAGATGGTCGGCAGGCTAGACTTATGGGTAGTGTTATGGGGCAAAGAGGCCCCTTAATTTGGAACACAGGTTACAATAAACTTAAAAATGTAGGGTCTGGAAAGAATGTATACCGGAATTATATCGTTGGAGATGATCACAAAGAATTAAGGACCATCAAAGATAAAGGGGGTTCGTATGACTCAAACGACAACCCATATTGTGGGACAGCTAGAATACGAGTTCATTACGAGGGAGAGTATCAAGCTGACGGCGTCACTTTAAATCCTAATTTCGATAAAGCCAACGCGAATGAAATTGTAGTTAGGGGTAATGGATATAAAGCAGAGTGGCTTGTCGGCGGTTCCAGAATGGGTGTTGTAGAAGATGGTTTAGTAAACTGTCTCAAAAGTATACCTACTAAAACGTTAAGTAAAAAAACTTTACAGACCGCGAGTGTTCTTCAAGCGGCTTCAGGCACTCAGGCACAAGCTGCTTCTTCTGACTTTTCAAGTCATAAGCAGGCGGCTTGGACTGGGGGGAACTCTTCGACACAAGCACACACAGATTATACGCCTGTTTCCGTATTACCTGAACCGACTACGGGGGACAAAATTAATGTTTGGAAAGGGGGTTCAACTCAGGACGGATACGTGGGTGGGTCATTAAGCCAAGTCGCTACTTCTTCTGGTAATCGGTCTGATGTTTGGGCGCAGGGGAGTAATTCAAATGTTGTAACTGCGACAACTACGGGGTATTCTTATACCGGAGGATCCGCAGCGGCTATATACACAGTGGATGCAGGTTCTGTAGAAGGTTGGGCTGGCGGTTCAGTCGGGCAAGTCGTCACGGGTTCAACTACGGGTCAAGCGTGGCAAGGAGGAACTACAGCAGCGGCTATCACGAGTGTGGGTTCTGGGAATGCGTGGACAGGCGGGGCTTCAGATAGTAATAATATTGTTGTTTCAGCTAATGATGAAAATGATTTTGTTCGTGGGGGTGTAAAAACTGAGGCCGCAGGAATACCTTTAGTAGCAATTCCTATTGAGTTTGAAGGATCTGATAATACTCCTACTAAGTGGGTTTGGGTTATGGGTTATGAGACCAGTAATGATCCACAATCTCATAGTGCGCCAACTTTCCCCAATTTTTTAACCGATGGAACAAATCAAACATTCACTCCCTTTGGTTATGGAGTTGAAAGTGTGAATTTAGGTCAGGGTATTGTTGGGACAAACATTGCTTCAAATGCATTTCACAACAGCGTAGATACCACGGCCTCAGTTCCCTCTGGGGCTACATTGCAGAATGTTATAACGGCGACAACTACGAAGTATGGAATCACCAGAGAAGATGGGGATGGGAATGATGCATTCACGAAGCCAAACTTTGCGGTAAACCCAACAGCGGTTACGGGGGTGTTAAAAGATTTACAGGCCCAAACTGTTTTGACCTCTGCGACGACCAATCCGAATGGTATTGTTGGGGCTTCACAAGTTAGTGTTATTAATGGGATTGGCTTTAATGCAGGAGGTGTGGTCGGGGCTACACAAAAGAACGTGATAGCTGATTCGGGGTCAGACACTGTGGGCGAAATAAAAGTATTGAAAGCTGATACGATGACTGCCATATCGGACGTTGTGTCTGCACCCACTACTGATCCGGTTGTCTCTGGCGCATCACTAACTACAGAGTTTATTAAGGCTACGCTACCATCAGTAAATATCCCCAACGTAGGTTCTCCAGTAACTGTATATAAAGAAAACACAGATTGGTCAGGAGATTTATTGGAGCCCCCATCAAATACTGCTACTATTAAAGTGGCGATAGATCCGGATGGGGATTCATCCGTCGCTACATGTGGAAATTGTGGTTCTTAGCCCCGCCTTGACTGATTAAAGATATTAAATTAAGATATCTTTATGGCTACTCTTACCGTAGCGGGGGTAGAAGAAGCCCTCTCTAAATATAAAACTGTAGGTTCCTCGTTCGTTCAGGAACTCAATCTTGTTATGCCTCGGCTTTACGCGATGGGGATGTGGCGGGATTTATTATACGAGACTACTATTTCGACTACTGATGGTAACTTCACCCTGCCCGATGATTCGGAGTCTATCGTATCAGCTATGGTGGATAACGACCCTGTTAGGGCAAAGGCACAATTCCATGACTATCGAATTACTGGGAGAAATAGAGATGGTTCTACTCTCTATGGTTATGGTTTGGTTGATGATGGGTTCGCTCCGACAGTGAATGAACTTGAAACCTCTAAAGCCTATACGATTAGTATCGAGCCCATTTCCCCTGCGACTGAGATTCCCAGAACTTCTACTAACTTTATTTCAATTACGGGACTGAACAATGCTTCTACCCCTGTCTTGCAGACATACACCCCTAATCTCGACACAGCTTCAAATAATATTACGTCAGGTTCAGTTCAGTTCACTACGATTACAGAAATACGAAATGGGGACTCGTCTCTGTCCGCTCCTGTAAAGATCACAGCAGTTAATATTGCTGACGCTACTAACAAGCTGGAGTTGGGAACCGTCCAAGAAGCAAATAAAATTAATAGTTTCCGTAGGTATCGGTTGGGTAACGACATTTCAAATGGCACTAAGAAAACAATCAGAGTATTGGTTAAAAGAAAGTTCAAAAATCTTATTAACAGCTTTGATGTAGTTCGACCCAGTAATATTAACGCGATAAAACATGGGTTATTGGGGACTGTAGCAGAAGACAATGCGGATTTGGAACGGGCAAACTATCACTGGAATGTGTGTAGACAACTTTTAGAAGAAGAGCTAGACGCCTATCGAGGCTCGGCTAAACCCGCAGTGAACTTTGATCCAACTGGATCTGGTTCTCGAATACCTAACGTAATGTAACCATGCTAAATTATATCCTAGAAAACAAAGAAAACCTTATTTCAGTCGCCACAGCTATCGTGGCTGCGGCCTCCGCAATTTGCGCCCTGACTCCCACACCTAAAGATGATGGCATTGTCCGAAAGCTATACCTCGTGCTGGAATGGGCAGCGTTAAATTTCGGTCAAGCGAAGAAATAAAATGATTAGAGCCATCGCTGCTGCACTAGAAGCTTATGTTCTATACATAAAACTAAAACACAGAAGATACGTTTATGAATTGGAAGATGAGATTGATGGGCTTGCTGCCGATGGCAGCCCTGCTGCAAAGCTGCGGCTTGAGCGGGTCGCGAAACGCCTCCATCGTGAACTCAAGCGCACTACATGATCCCCCTACGATCACTCTTATAGAAGGAACCGAATATCATTTTGTAGAGGGTGTATTAACGGGGCGGCAACAACATAAATTCCACAGTGACTATAGTTACCGCAGAGCAATTATTATTGGATCAAAATGATGAAAGATAGTTTAATAGTTCCCCTTATAGGAGCCGTCTCACCCACCGTTGCTGTGGTTTTATCGTATCAAGAGCAGCTTGAATACTGGCTCCGGATCCTGTCCCTTGTAGGGGGAATTGCGGTCGCTGCTGTGACTGTATACAAAATGCTAAAAAGTAAATGATTGGGATAGCGATAGGTCATTCACGATACGGGGATCAGGGTGCATGGGACATTAACTCTGTTTCTGAAAGGGAGTTTAATAACGCCTTAATTCCCTTAATAACATCTATGCTGAAAGTTCCTTATGTTGTCTACAATGATTACAAAGCATCTAGTTATGTGGGGGCTATGAATTACGTGGCTCGTAAGATGAAGAGAGATGGGATCAACGCTTGTGTTGAATTGCATTTTAATTCGGCTAGTCCAAAAGCAACGGGTCATGAATGGCTACATTGGGAAACTAGTAGGGGTGGAAAAACATTAGCTACGCAATTCAAGAATGCGATGGATAAAGCGTATCCTGAACTAGCCTCGCGAGGTCTAAAAGCGAAAGGTCGGGGGAGTCGAGGAGCTTTATTCTTGCGGAAGACCCCTTGCCCTGCCTGTATCGCTGAACCATTCTTCGGGTCCAATAGCGAAGATGTTGCCTTAATTCATTCTGATATTTCTAAACTTGCGGGAGTCTATGCGGAAGGGATAAATAATTATTTCGCCTGATGACTTTACCAAAAACAATACGGGTTGCGGGGCAGACTGTTAAGATTTCTCAAAAGAATCTTTCCGATGATGATTGCTATGGGTTCTACAGCCCAGACCGTAAGATTATTTTTGTCCACAATAAATTAGATTATAAGACGGCAAAGGAGACTTTGAGGCATGAATTGATGGAGGCGAGCCTTTGTATATCTGGAGTGGGTTTTTGTGAAAACTTTGAGCAAGAGGCTGTGGTAAGGTGTATGGAAGAAGTTTTTTTTCCCGCCTACGACCGATTGTTAAAGAGATTAGAATGAGTAGAAGGAAGCTTCCCCAACAGTTCACACGAGCAAAAGGAATGCTTGTGTTCACACCAACGGGGGATGATATAAAAGAGGCTTTTGAGAGGAGTGAAGATTTAGGGGTTTTGCCAAATTCTTTTACGAGGGGAGCAGGTCGTATGACAGGGTTTATTGGGGAGATTGCTTTTGAAAAGCTATATCCACTAGCTAAATATGTGGGGGATAGTTCTTTTACGCACGACTACGTTTTGGGCAAAAAGACAATAGACGTGAAGTCTAAGACCTGCACGTCTATTCCCAAGCCCGAGTATACCGCCTCTGTTAATTGCAATAAATCTAAAAAGCTAGGCGCGAAAGCATACTTCTTTACTAGAGTAAAAAAAGATATGTCTACTGCATGGTTGTTGGGGTGGCAAACAGCTTCATATATACAGAATAAAAAACACTATAAACGTCGAGGAGAGTCGGACAGTTATGGGTTTCAATATAAAGTGAGCGGGTATCATTTACCTATATCGTTGCTTCGGCGGGCGAACTCTTTGAAGTAACTTGTTCTGAATCGATGTCATAAGGTTGTGTGACATCTATGATCCAAACCTTGCCGCTGCCTTTTCCTATAGACCGGATTGGTCTAACACTTTCATCTGACTTACCGACATCTTCAAGGTGGGATAGACCGTTTCTTACAAACTCTAGTTTGTTTGATGCCCCTAATGATCTTCCATTGTTGTATGTATGTAGTGCGACTTGAAACTCTGTAATTGTTCCGCGCCAAGAAGAAATATCATTATTTTGCTCACGACATGCTTTGGAAAAGTAATCGATCAGTTCGGCTACTTGCGACCTACTTGAATTGTCGTATGCGGCATAAGATATACTTCTGTCGATGAAGCTTTTGACACCAAATCTATCATCGTCCAACACTTGTATGGGGGGCTTCCAATCAACTAAGAACTTAGCGAAGGCGGGCAATTCTTCATCAATAGTCGCTTCCAGTTCTCTTTTAGGTGGAAATTTAAAAGGTTCTTGGGCAACTTTGAACGCCATGAGTTTATCGCGATTGCTGCTGTCCATTGTGGGTAACACTGACATTGAGTTAGGGTCATCATTAAGGCTTAAAATAATCCGCCCCGCCCAAGGAAGTGTTACAGCGTCAGCATATTTCGCCATAAATTGAATCTTTGGGTTGGCTACTCCTCTTTTAATTAGCTCAGTAGCTTTGCGTTGGTCTTGGAAAGAAGCAGCCGAAACAGTGTCATCAATGACCCAACAAGCTGCGCGTCCAAGATCTTTATTGAATTTAGTTCCTCCGGATAAATAATCACTAGCATCTGCAAAACCTCCAACTAGAGCAGCAATAATTTTATTGGACATAAGCGTTTTTCCCCTTTTAGCAGGGCCAACCAAAATACACGCCTGTCCTTGATCTTCTTGGTTTTTAAGAAATGCTTTGTAGAATCTTTGTAGCCAAGCAAAAAAGTAATACTTAGTTCTGGTCTCTTTTGAGTCCACAAAAAATTGGTCAAAGAATTTATTGAGGAAGGGCCATTGAGTAAAGTCCCCGTCATCTGCTGGCAGAATAGGTTCAATTGTGGCTGAGTTAAGTATCTGCATACCATTAAAAGAAACTATGCGTGTATTTCTTCTAAACACGACAGGAGCTATTTCGTCTATTCTATTTTGATTGCTGACGAGGATAATAGCTGCGTCTACCTCTGAAACAAATTCTCCTTTCTTTGGTTTGTTTTTAAACCCCCTCTGCCTCAACTCTAAGACTAATTGATCTCTAGGAATTGGTTTAGCGGTGCCATCAAGTTGTTTATAAAATTGCCTTCCGTTGAACCAATATTCATCTAGAAGATTACCCATTTTCTCTTCTTCGTAGTCTTTTACGAAAGCGGGACCAAAGATATCTCTCCAAGTCAACCACCCTCGGTCACGATCAGAGTAGACAATCATTCCGTCTTCAAATACCTGACAGCCCTCTCTTTCAATCCCATCATCTAACCAAAACAACGGCCCCCTTGCGCCCACTTCAAAATCTCCGATCCATCTATTAGGGAAACGGGTTTCAACTTCTTTGGCGATAACTTCGATGGGGATAGAAGTGTCAGATGATTCTGGGGGCTTATCTTTAGCCGCTTTAAACAAAGCTGTCTGGACTATCTTACTTGATATTTTACCCCCCATGTTCACCCAGTCAGTGCCGAGTTCAAAATACTGAGACGGTTGCTCTGACTTAGAGTCGTATCCAGCAAGTATTTTGTTGAACTGTAGGATAGATTTTAATTGTGTAAAAAATCCCGCTACTAAGCTGTGGTGGATTGATAATGGCTCTTCAAACTCCATGACCAATCTGACATAGCCGCTGTGTGTTCTAGATCTCCACGTAGGCAAAGCTTTGGCGCACTTACTTTTTATGATGTCGTCAATATTATTCCAATCAGGTGGAGCGTCAAAGTCCAAAGCCAAACCATAAATTTTAGCTATTTTGTTTTCCCCTTCAATCCTTGAAGTCGGCGTCAATCCCTCAAACAAACTGTAGAAGCAGTGGTTGGTATCACTCTTCGCGCACCATTCTCTGTATGCTGCTTTTGTTGGGAAACTTGGTTTTTTGGATACCGCTATTTTTGATGGGTTATCTGTAGTGCGGCAACTTTTGTCTTTTAGGTTTTTTATGTATTTGTATTTCATTTTTGATAGCGTGTTAAAATATCTCCTTCCGCATCAAGTGGGATGTCGGGAATCCACACAGGTGGGGTGGACATTATTTTAATAATTTCTGTAAGTGTTTTCTCTGCGTCTTTTTCCGGCGCCTCCACGACTACTTCGTCGTGGACATGCATAATAATTTTGTGTCCGGCTTCATCTATTCTTAGAAGCATGTCTGAAAAAATATCTCTTGCCAGTGCTTGTGACGCATTCTCCGCAACAAGACCACCCCAGAGTCGGACATCAACTTTGCGACCGTTTCTAGGCACCTTTGCTAAAAACTCTCTTTTCCGTTTTAACTTACCAAACCCTGTTGTTATAGGCCCATAGTTTAAAACTCTGCCATTTGGTAGTTCCACCGTAAAATTTGTGGGGCATTGTTTATTTACTTCATGTGCTCCAGAAATGTCCCTGTTATATTCTCGCCACAGGGCGACGACTTTCTTCATTTTTTCACGGTAAAGTGTGACTCGGCCCATAGCTAGGCCCACATCAATTCCCTCCATGGCAGCAAATCGTTCGCCTCCTGCACCATACCCACACCCAAGAACCATCGCTTTAACGGAGTGTCTTAGGGTAGGATTTTCTTTTTTAAGTTCGCCATCCTCAGCCTTCCATAATCTAAACCGGATTGCAAAAGCCTCATATATGTCAGGGGTGTGGGCAATTTCTCGTAGCATTTTCTTATCGTTCGCGAGCCAACACAAAGTTCGGACCTCAATCTGAGAAAGATCAACCACAATAAGTTTGTGACCTTTGCTCGGGCAGATTATGTGCCGCAGGTTTACCCCAAACATATCGCTTCTTGGCAGGTTTTGTAAGTTTAAATTGCCCCCTGATCCACTAAATCTCCCCGTGTGGGCCCCAAAGTACATACATCCCCCATAAAATCGTTGGTCTGGCATCGTAGCATAGTCAAAAGATTCTAGTTTCTTTTTGAGGGCGTTAATCCTACGCCAGTCTTTAACGGCTCTAATCCATTTATGATTACTGCCATTTTTATCTAACCATTTTTGAGCATCCTCATCACTCTCAGCTAGACTAGTTGGGGGAGTTAACCCAACAAGACGGCATTGATCATCAAAAGCGGCGCGACTTAAAAGAGGCCGTTCGTCTAACCATGGAATATTTCCTTCCGCTTCAAATAAAGCATTGTTAATTATAACGAGAGATTCTTCTAGTAGGCTGGTGTCGATGGGTATCCCCGTTTGAACAATTTTTCGATTAACAGAACTAATTCTTCTTTCTATTACCGGCCATTGCTCGTTAAGTTCCTGCCATAATTTTAAGCAAAGCTCACTATCTTTAAGAGCATATTCAGAAACTTCGGATTTAAAATCCTCATCCATTTCCTCCCAATTTTTTCCCGACATATTGTCTCTCGTAGACTTATCTACTTTAAGATCAAAAAGTTCTGCTGTTGATCCTTTAAGAGATCTTGGGAGTCTGCAATAAGCGGCTAAGTCTGCGGTGCAATGCCACTGTGCAGGGAAACATTTTTCCCACCACTTTTTAGTGACACCAAATAAGTATAGTGTTTCGTCAAAACTAGCGTTGTGCGACAAAACAATATTGCCATTCAGTATTGACCAATCAAAGTCTTTAGGATGCCCAACAAAAGTTGTCCCTTCATCCCCCACTACTGACACCATGTAAGCGTCAAACTTGGGGTGATTAAAATATCCTAAAGGACCTAGTGTCCGTATGGAACACTGTTTATCGTAATAGCTTTCAAAATCTATAGCAAAAGTTTTCATATAAGTAAAAATTAGCTCCACCTCTCGGTGACTAAGAGGTGGAGCTTAGTAATAGGGCTTTTATGCGGTTACCCTTAAGGTGATGAAATCTAACCAGCAAACACACTTGCCGCCGCAATACCAAATCACACTACTCAGAGTCTATTTCAAGTTGCTCTGGGAGGTTAGCAAGATTTTCTTGCAGTCCTTCGATCAAAAAATCATTCGCTTGAATCGCCAGTTCAGTGTCCGCGACAAGGCCACGCAACTTTTCCTGATTGTCTAACAATTGATTAATCTCTTTTAAAATGACTTCCCGTCTTTCTAGCTTCATACTAAAAACCCTTCTACAAAATCAACTACATCCTGCGATGAATCATCTGACGAGACCGAAAGCATAGGGGCATACCAACTATACTTACCTCGGCTGATCAGAGTTGACTTGAAATTCCACTCCCGTGTGTGGAGAGGAGTTTTGGGGTTAAAGGTTGCAAAGGTATACAACCTTTTGAAGGTTTGACGATATGCATCCTTGGCGGTATTAATACGCCCAATAGCATAGTAATCTTTACCAATTGGTAGCGGGAACATTTCGGGATCAATATGCCCTCCCTTAAAAAGAAGAGTGATTTCAGCAAACTCAATGAACTTGTAATCCGAATCTCTTTCAAGATCTTTACGCTCCTCATCACTGTTTGCAATCCTTGGGACTTCATCAGAGTCAAAAGGAATCTCTTCCCGCCAAGCTTTGGAGGCAATAAGAGGGATACACCTAACATCCTCTTCTGGTTTCGCTAAGATGTATGTCTTATCGATAACTAAAGATCCGTAAGGAGCAGGCTCCCCATCGGGTCCATAAATATCGGAAGTTTTCTGCACGACGTTTATCCTCGGGATGTCGATGTCGTTACTGTCGATGTTTGCACTAAACGCATTTACGCTTAGTGCTGTGTTTTCTGCTTTAGCTAATTTATTGCTCATGTTTCTGTTTTTCTGTTTCTTGTTTACTCTCTACGATAATGTGTATCGTGGAGATGATTTTTCTACGATTCCTGCGGCGTCGCAGGCTTCTGAAAATTGTGCGCTGGCGGCTTTTTTCTGCCCCTTCTCTGCTTTAGCCCCTATAGCAGAACTAATCTTTGCTAGGGGCAGGCTAACTTCATTTAATACTTCCTCTTTAGATAGGCCGTGCGCTTCGGCAATCGCTAAAAATGTCAGTCTATCTACGACGGTCTTCCTTCCTGACATTGTTTTTAAAGTAAGATTAGGGAATTCCATACCCTCTTGGGCGAGCTTAACCGCTCTCTTTTTAAATCTGTCCGCCCAGTTAGTTACAATCTTTTGGACAGTCCACAGCTTCTCAATGACATCAGGATCATCGACTTCATCCAAGTCAACATCAGGAAGCATTGGATCAAGTTTTTTAGCAACTTCCACAACAATGCCTCCGAGAGAAGGGCAGACATCTTCATATCTGCAAAATCTACAGTTAACATTTGGGGATAGCTCGTCTAGTAAAGGGGTTCCATTCTCCCATTTAGGTCTGACTTTTTCTGCCCTAAGAATAACTTTGGATAATTCTTCAATTAAGTTATCCATCTCCTCCCGATAAAAGACATGGGATAAAATTTCATTCCTTTGTGGAACGAAGAACACAAAGTCTATGCTAGATACTTCAGGGTATTTTTGAAAAACACCTATGGTGTAGGCTTTAGCTTGGTAGTTGTTTTCAGGGGAGTCAATTAATGAGATCCCTGTTTTATAATCGATAAGGCATGCATCTACGTTATCAAAAATAACCAAGTAATCACATGTGCCATATGTGTTGGTGCCATTTAATTCAACGTCTAGTTGAATCTCAGCCTGTTCTTCAGTTACACGGCGGGTTTCTTTGTAGTTCTTAAGATACTCTTCCTGATCAGAAACGATCTCGTTGTAGATGCTGACCTCCTCCTCTGATTGGAGGTTTGAGGGATCCAATACTTCAATAGCCTCATGGATACGAGTCCCCATTTCGGCGGCGGCAGAAGTCCCGTCTCTGCCTTGATATCCGGCACAGCCAGCAGAATATTTTAAAGCCGAAGGAGAAAACTCGGCGTGCCCCCTATCAGAATGGTTTGGTGTTTGAGTCATGGTCGCGACGATATACATCGCAAAAAACCCGTCAACTTATTTTTCAATCTTTTTGTGAATTCAAGATATACGTAGCAACTAAAAAGGCATCGACCATCCCATCGTGCGGTTTGCGGCAGCGTTTATTTTTTATCCAACACTCTTGTGGAGCGAGTTGTTCCGCCTTTTTTAAAGCTGCTTCTTTAGTCTTTCCTTTTGGGACAAACCCCAGCAACTGCTTCTGCCATTTATGGACACTAACTCGGCACATTGAAAACCCACATGTTTCCGCCATACCACATAATTTTCCAAAGCTCAGGGCCATTGACCTGACGGCTTGAGAACTCTTCGCATGGGCAAGGGGTTCTTCGACAGCTAACAAGAAAGGCGTATTCAAAAACAACAGCCACTTTTTAATTTCTGTTGTATCTATCTCCCGTTTCTTACACACCCATTTTGTAGGCATTACTATTTTATCTATAACTAGACCGTGCTCGGAGACAGCACAAAGCCCTCCATCTAATCCGTTATCAACTCCTACAATCAAAATAAATTTAGTGTTAGTATTAAACCATCTCCTTCATCGGGCACATATACAAACACATTTTTAGGTAGTCCTTGAATAAAAAAAACTTCTTTAGCGTTAGCGGGAATTACTCTGTAAAATAATCCGTTCAGTTTACGAACTTCAAAATGAAAATCGTTTTTGATATGGTCATCCTTCCGAATAATAACTTTAGGATTCTTAACAAGTTTTCTGTCTGGAAATAATTTCATTAGGTTACAATGGACGTGTCTAAGAAGCACGGGGAAGAAGGCCCCAGATCTGTTTTGATTATTTGATTGATAGCTAGTTTGGCATCCTCATCGGATAGACCTTGCTCTTCCTTGAGGATTTCAATGGTGGCCGATTGTGAATAACATGCAGAGGGAGCACCATTAAAATGTTCAACAACTCCTAACAATGCGTTTTCAAATAAACTAAAGAAAATTACCTCTGAAAAAGAATCATTTGTGATTGGCTCACTTGTATACTCATAATCTGATAGCCCATTTATTCTACCAACATAGGGATCTTTATCTTCATCATACCCACCTGTAAAACCATGAAAATCATTTATCATTTGATTCAACGTCTATAATAGTTCCTTTTCCTCTATCGGCTTTTTTGTTATTTAAAATAGAAATGTCTATTTGCATTTTACTGGCACCACCACCTGTTTTTGAATTCAGTCCTAAATTTCTTCGGATTAACTGGTCTAATTCAGATAACTCTCGCACAGATTTAGGCCCCTTTAAATTTTTCATACTATCTCTAAGTAGTTTTATTCCTGCCGCTGCAATGTAGTGCTGATACTTTTCTGCTGGGCTACTTTGAGATTCAGCGATTTCCAACATGGACTCATCCTCCTCAATTCTAGCATCATGCTTTGCTCTTAGAATAGCCTCATCGGTCATGTTTTCTAAATTGTTTTCAATATCTTCACCCAATTTATCGACAGGAGCATTCTCAGTTTTTTCTGCGGAGGTTAGTCCTTGTTGCCTAGGAGGGATGCCTCGTTTCTTAAACCACCTACGAACAGTCGCGGGATGAACATCAAGCTCTTTAGCAATAGACGTCGTCTTCCAATCAAGATTATATAGCTCGACAGCCCTCTCCTGAATGTCTTGATTTGATTTGAAACTCATCGTATTATTAATAAATTATGGCTTTAAATGAGACTAGGGGCAAGCAGTTACTGGAACCCAAAATAGATCCAACCACAAAAAAGATGGATGTGGGTGGCTTCACAATTCCGCCTACTAGTTTATTGACCGCGTTGCTTTACGGCTTCGCGCATCATGAGTCTCCTTCTGCAAAGGAATACTACTTCTGGAGATGCTGCGATGAACTATGGAACCACGAAGATTTACCTGAGCCTTTAATGGTTCGCCATCCATGGGCCACGTATATGATTCGTGCAGCCATAGAAAATAAATATCTAGCCGTTGGTGGTTCTGCGTCCTCTGGTAAATCTCACACCATGGCGGCATGGGGAATTATTAATTGGTTGAGTCAGCCTGCTGACACACTGGTTCTCATGACATCAACCACCTTACGGGAGGCACGAAAAAGGATTTGGGGTTCAGTCATGTCCTTGCTATCCGTGATTGACGGAGCACCAATCAAGATACGCGATTCAATAGGCAATGCCTCCTACATCAATGAGAAGGGAACCCTGATCGAACGAGCAGGGTTGTCTTTGATCGCGGCTGAGAAGTCTAAAACAAAGGAAGCAATCGGCAAATTTATCGGTTTAAAACAACGCAGGGTGCTACTTTTAGCGGACGAGCTCAGTGAGCTCTCGTCAGCCATCTTAAACGCGGGTCTCAGTAACTTATCAAAAAACCCGTATTTTCAGATGGTTGGGATGAGTAACCCAAACAGCCGATTTGATGCTTTCGGTGAATGGTCTACGCCCAAGAATGGCTGGGATTCTATTGACGCAAATACTGAAGATGAGTGGGATACTAAGTGGAATGGAAAGTATATTCGCTTAGATGGGGAAAGATCTCCTAACATATTAGCTGGAGAAACAATATATCCATGGCTCCCAACCCAAGAAAAACTTGAAGAAGATAAGGCCCTATTGGGGGTTGAGAGTCGGGGGTATATGCGAATGGTCCGAGCTGTGTTTTTTGACAGTGATGAGACCACGGGAATTTATTCGGAGAACGAACTCACGTCTTCTGGTTCTTTGGGGAAAGTAAACTGGCAAGGAAATTCGGTTATGTTAGCGGGCCTCGATCCCAGTTTTACGAATGGGGGTGATCGTACGTGCCTAGCTTTAGCCAAATGTGGGTATGACACTACTGGTCAGTATGTTATCGAATTTGGAAAAATTATTCATCTCAATGACGATGCCACAAATAAAGCTGTCCCAAGAACTTACCAAATAGTTGAGCAGGTAAAGAAAGAATGTAAAAAGCATGGTGTGTTGCCAGAGAACCTAAGTGTTGATGCCACGGGTGCGGGGGCTCCATTCTGTGACGTGTTAGCTGGAGAATGGTCAAACAAGTTTATGCGTATTTCCTTTGGTGGGAAAGCCAGCGACAAGCGTGTTAGCGCGAACAGTTCTAAAATAGGGGCGGAATTGTATGTTAACCGTGTGTCCGAGCTATGGTTTGTAGGGAAGGAATTGATGCGGACGAAACAAATATTCGGTATTAATTCTGAGCTAGCTCAAGAAATGACTGCTAGGAATTATGATATGGTCAAAAGCGGGACTCTCCGTATGAAGATCGAATCGAAACCAGAGTTTAAAGCTAGGTTCGGAAGGAGCCCAGACCTTGCAGATGCAGCGTTTCTGGCCTTGGACTGTGCCCGTCAGCGGTTGGGTCTAGTAGCAGTGGACCCCCCAGATAAGGAAAGCCTAGGGCAGCCCTTACGCCGGACCACGATTAAACATTTATCTAACGCCCTGTCTAATTCGGAGACAATGCTACTCGATTGACATAGTCAACTTAAAAAGATAAACTTAACTCATGGCACTTACGGAAGGAGATCTTACTAAAAATTTTTTCAACGCGCCACCGATGCGCCCAGCGGAATCTATGTTTCCTTATGAAGAGGTTCCGATTCCCCCCACTGTTCGGAGGAAGCCAAAAAAAGGGTCTAATGATAAGGATGCCGGACAATATGTTTCACTTCAAGACTATAGAGGTTCGGTCGATAAAATGACAGGTTTGATTAATAAGCTTACGGATAGCCCCGCGCAACTAGCGAAACGGTTCCAAGGTTATTCAAATCAGGCGCCGCAAAGCCGAGATGAAAAATATAAAAATTTTTTAAGTTTGGTGGGGGGCAAAGAGAAACCAAAGAAAAGCACATTTAATCGAGATTTAGCCCGAGACCTGTTGCTTGAAGCAACTCGCCAAGGGGAGGAAGCCCTGAACAAAAAAGACCCAGTTACAAATTTTGTTACTGAGGGCTTTAAAGGAGGTCCTATAGTTGAGAACCCCCAGCTCACTTATGACAAGGGGATCATAGATATCACAGCGAAAAATAAAAGAGACAGGAAGATAAAGCTACCCGATGTGGGCGGGGGCACTGGTGCGTTGGCTAGTGACCGTAGAGTCGGATATGGTTCTAAAGGCTCTGGGGGTGCCTCCGGCAAGCCTTTAGATAGTGACCGTAGAGTCGGATATGGTTCGCAAGGCTCTGGAGGAGGGTCAAGTAGGGGGCCTTTGGATAGCGACCGCAGCCTCGGATATGGATCCCGAGGGAGAACATATTCCCCAAACAGAGATTTGATACGCGCGCGTAAGCTTAAAAGACTAGGCGCGCCAGAGGCCGCAAGAGCTTTAGAGATGAGATATGCCTTGGGTCCGGATTTCCCCGCAGTTCAAAGTGTAAATCAAAGGAGATCTTTAGAACAAATTAATAAGGATACGCAGAAACAACAGCAACTGAATATGGAAATAATGAAGGCGGCTATGGCCACCAACTTGAATCAGAACCGCTTTGATCGAGTGAACATCCCATCCCTTGCTTAAAGTATTATGAGTGAATTAGACTTTGACCCCCCTAGAGATATTGCACCTTTGCGTAACAAAAACAACTTCCTTCCTCAGAGAGAGTATCTTAATCCTCAAGAGTTTGAAGTCGTTCAAAGTGCGCGTGAAAAGACGCTGTATCCAGAGATGGAACGGACGTTGAAGTTGCAAGACGCCCAGCGTAAAAGACAAGCCCAAGACTTAGCATATCAGGATGCTCTTCTTACTATTGATCAAAAGAGAAGGGCTTATGAGGAGCAACAAGAAGCGGATGGTAAACTCGGAGGCATAGCGGATGCACTATACACAGCGCAACAAATAGAGGATCCTAATGAACGGACTAAAAGGATTGCAGACATTAAGATTCAGAATGCCGAAACTTTAGCAAAAGGAAGCTGGGGTAAAACTTTGATGGAGGCTTCCACGTTTAGTTTGGCTCCTGATTTCCGGACCAAGGAACGGGAACAAGATGCAATAACCGCTACACAAAGACGAGAACAGGATATGCGGTTTAAAGCCGCTGCCTACAATCTTTTCCCCGATGCTCCTTGGTTGGTGAATATGGCCGACGGAGAAACCAAAGATCTGCTTATGGGGATTACTAATTCAAACATTAGGCGCTATAACTTTGAACAAGATGAGAAAAGGCGGGCAGCTAAACTAAAAACAATCAATGAGCAGCGCGGTTTCTTTAGCGATATAATTGCTTCTAGGAGAAAAGATTTAAGCAATTTGCAAGACAGGCAAAAGGACATGATGGAGATAGTTAATCAAGCGAAAGCCGAGGGCGAAATGGCTCTAAAAATAGCGCAAGAGGCAGGTAGAGACACAGCAAACACGGCTGATGCCGCTGCTGCCAAAGAACAATACACGCAAATGGTGGCTGAACTCTTTAATATTGGAGCTTACGAAACCCCATACGGCACTTTCTCAACAGGCATACAAAAAGGCGACACTGTCCAAACGAGAATAGAGAAGTTGAATACCGCTCTCCAAGCTATGGAAAGCGCCGCCGCTTCTGGTAATTTTGAACTCCCACAACAAAAAGTTATGCAACAAGTTAGACAAGAAGATTTACCAGTAACTCCATCAGTAACTCCTCTACCAACGAGCGAGCTTGTTGAAGCTGCGAACCAAGCCGCTGAAAGTCAAGAGGCCCGCACACCCCCACAACAAGGGGTGACTCAGGCCGAGTTAGATGCTTTGAGAGAAATGCAAGAGGCGGCCAACAACTAGTTACAACCACACAGATCTAAAATTATCGCTTCTGCGAAGTCAGACTAAAGCTTTATGGAAACTCCCAAACTACAACTTCAGAAATTTTCTGAATGGTCCGCACAGAACCCAACATCTGATGCGGTTGAGGCCCGCCTCAAGTATAATGACTACACAACTAATGAATTGTTAAATGCGGGGAAACTAACCCCGTTTCTTTATTCAGCGATGCAGGAGCAGCAAAATCTTTTGCTTTTGCGGAGCGGCTATGGTGAACCCCAAGAAATCACACAAAGAATAAAAGAATTAAGGACTCCCACTGTGGCTGAAAATGTAAATTTCTTAGAAAGAAATGCTATAAAAGGGACAGATTTTTCCGTCAAGGCAGATGTTCTCAACATAGAAGACCAAGAGCTTATTGAGGAGTTTAAAAAACAAACTGATAGTGAGGAGTATGCCGAAGGGTTCTTAGAAAGTTTTGGCGAAAGGATGCGGGCGAAGCGAGAAGATCTCGTCAAATACAAATTCAATAACGAAGAGTTACCCATAGGCGTATACTACGACAAAAAAGGTGTGCGGACGGTGCTAGGAGGCGGTTTTGTTGAAGGCACAAATGAAGTAGATGTTTTAAGAAGTGGGGAAACATTCGGGGCCGCCGCGAGAGATATTCTTTCCCTGAGACCAAACATGGTGCCCAATGAAGGGGGACCGAACAATAAGAATAATTATAGCCGCTTCAGACTAAAAAGCCACGTTCATGCCATTGATTCACTTGTTGAGGAGGAACGATTTGGGAAAACAAAAGCTTCGATCCAAGCTCTTGCAATGAATAGGGGTAAGGATAGATCAATGGGTTGGTCTGATCGCGCCTTACATAGCACTCTAGAATTTGGTGCAGAAACGTTGGGCTACTTTAGTAAAGGATTAGGCGATCTTCAAAATCTTTTTTCGGATGAAGCTAAAGTAAACACAACTGAGATGCTTCTTCAGCGTCAGTTTAAAGATAAGAGAGATTATGCTGAAGATTTCAATCAAGAAGAGCTTTATAACTCGGTAAAAAATAGTCTGTCTTACAGACTTGGTCGCAGCGGGCCAGACTTTGACATAGCTTTTGAGGACTACGTAAATAAAATCACTAATGATGGGGCGGGGGGAGCTTATGGTTTTGAGTCTACTTTATTATTTGATGAAGATGATTTAAAACAAAACGTAACTGAAACTACTTCTTTCGGACCTATTGTAAAAAGTGAATTAAATTACAAACCTGAACAATACATGGAGGCGTTGGAGCAAGCGGATGTTCCTAAAGAGCTACAAGAATTTGCTAATGCAAAACGAATCGCTGATAATGAATTAAATTATGATGAAGTAGATGAAGTTTTGTCTGAAAGATATTCTGAAGAATGGACCGAGGCTAAACAGGCGGCAAAGGGGCTAGGTCTAAGCGGGGGTGAATCTGTTGTAAAATTTGTAAAAGACAACCCTGACTTTAATTTTAAAACCAGAGGACTAGCGCAAAGTGTCGTTCACTCATATCAAAACATTTATTATGGAGTGAAAGCAATGGCAGGCAGCGAATCGGCTGTTAGAGAATTACAAGCAAATGCTAGGGAGGTTTATAATAATAGGAAGGCAGCAGAAGTATTCGGAGTCGAAATGGGTCTTGGGTATGATCTTTCCGAGCAAGCGGCCCCAATGGTTGCCGACATGATTGTCTCCGCTACTGCTGCGGTAGCCGCCAAACCAACAGCAGGAGTTTCTTTAGCGGGGCTCACGACATACTTTACCACAAAAGCTTCCGCAAAGGCCGTGGTGAAAACCATGTATAAATCGGTTACAAGTAGAGCCTTTTACAAATCCGCAGCAGAATCGGGTATAGACGCAAGCTCTATTGCGGCATTAAGTTCTTTGTCTCCTAAAGAAGCGACGGTTTTTCTGAAAGCGTATAGCTCTAATTTAGCAAAAGATTTAGCTATTGATACTGCTACTTTTGTACCGGCAGCACTACGTAGTGGTAGTTCAACTTATGAGGCTGTTTATACTTCGCTCGAAAAGAGCTTAACAAAGAAGCATTTTAAAAATGGACAGTGGGACGAAGGGTGGAGTAAAGAAAGAGTTCACGAAGAAGCCCACGAAGGGGGGCAAAGCGGGTTTTTAGTTGGTGGTGCGTTCACTGGATTTTTAACAGCGGGGATGGGCCGTATTGCAGGGGGTGGGACATTCGGGGGTAAAACCTTTAAAGGCTTAAAAGGAAGTGGCGGTCTTGAAACTGCTTTTCTTAAAGGGGTCACTTATAAGCAATTCAAAACTGCCGCAAGCCGTGTGGCTGGATACGCTGTTACAGACAAAGGTTTAACAGGCTTGTTGAAAACGGCTATGCGGCAAACATTCACTAAAAGAATGGGTGGGCGCGCGACGACTCTTGTCGGTTCTGTTCTCGGAGAGGGTTTTGAAGAAGGATTAGATGAAGTTGTAAACAGCATGATCCAAGATGTTTACACGAATGAAACCACACCGATGCATGTAATCATGCAGCGGGGACTCATGGGTTTTAAAATAGGTATGGCTATGGGTGCGGCGGGACCCGTGCTTAAATACGGTGCGAGTAAAACACCTTTTCTTGGGAACAAGCTTTTAGATAAGGAAGCTTTAAATCAAATGGAGAAGGATCTCATAGTCCAATTTGATAAAAATGTTCAAAAGAAAGCTGCACAAGACACAGAGCTTGCTAAAAAATACGATGAACTAAAGAAAAACGCGCCTCAAGTTTTTGCTGTTCTTCAAGAGCGTGGGATTCCAACTGCTGAAACACAAAATCAAACGGATGAGAGTTCTACAAATGAGACAAAACTTCCGCAACAACCTACGGACAAAGCACAAAAGGATAAGATTATTTTAGATGATGCAGAACGCATACTAAATGAGGATATTCAAGAAGAAATAGACGCGGGTCGTTGGGAGGCTATGTCCTATGAACAGCAGCAGAAATTTATTTCTGTCCGAGGAACCCTTGCAACGCACAAAGCACAGGATCTCGCAGATGCTGAAGCCAAACAGTTGAAAGCAGATCTTGAAAGTGCTCAAGCTGCAAGTGATAAAGACGAATTAGGTGGCGCTCTTGAGCGGGTAATGGACGAGGACGAATCAGCAGATACCGCTGAAGTTTCCGGCAATCAAGCCCTGTCCGATATTTTAGAATTACTTGGGAAAGAAAGCCTGACGAAAGAACTTGGTGGTGGTCCTGTCGGAGTGACCTCTTACCGAACACCGGAGCAGAAAAAAGCCGACGCCTACGATAGGATCCAACGTTCTAATGATTTATATGTCCAAGCTAAAAGCTTACTCGACTCTCTGCCCGATGATCAGAAACAAGATGTCGAAAATAAAATCAATGAGCTAAGGTCTCGGGGAATTTTATTGACGGACACAGACGCCGACAAAGCGCGTAGTTTCATCGACAAACAATTTGATAGGGAAACAACCGAAGAACAAGAACAAGGGCCAATAACTGAAGGAGATACTCAACAAGTATCTGAGCTTATTGAAGCAGGTTATCCGGTGTCTTTGATTATGGAGCACTTAGCGGCGTTTAATCTCAATTTAGACAAAGCCGAGCCTAAAGATCTAAAGCAACTTTCTAAATATATTTCAGATAAGATTGAAGAGAAGTATCCCGCAATAAAAATTAAGAGCACTAAGAAAAACCCACTCATAAAATTGCCGGATCTTTTTTCCTCCGATCGAAGCCAAAGGTTTGTTTACCTCGATGAGAACGGGGCGGGTATTTTTAATAACGACCCCCAATCAATGCTTACTTTCTTTAGTGGGGGTTTTACTATTCCAGTTAGTGAAGAGATTGTTAACCTATCTAAGCAAGAGAACTCGCAGGTCAATCCGGCATTTGAATTTAATCAAGTGGACGGGCAGTGGCAAGTTACTGATATCCACATCTCAACACGGGGGGGTTTAGTCTCGGCCGTATCCTACTTAAAACCAGATCAGGTTGTAGACCACATCTCTGACTATCGCCCAGTCCGAAAACTAGTTAATGAAGTAAAAGGACTTCAAGATACAGTTATTCCTGACGTGAAAGTGAAGAATCCTTTCGCGGGTATGAAGCGTTTGGGTGTCCCACAAGATGGAGAGATCAGTCTTTCTGATCTTTTAGCTCTTATTAAAGACCCCGAAAGCACTATGCCTAAGAGGTTAGTTGAGCGTAATGCGGCTATCAGAAACACAAAAGAATCTGGCACGACTAAAAAAGTTAGGGATAGGTATTACAAAACTGCCGCGATAACATTTAGACTGCAGCTTGAGAAAAGAATTTATCAGACAGCGGTAGCTATTGAGCAGGGTAAAAATGGACCCCGCTTTAACATTAAAGAGTTAGCCGACGCAGAAGTAGAAGCTAATGCAAAAATTGCAGCAGCGCGTGCTGAACAAGCAGGAAAAACTATCGCTCAACTAATAGACAAGGGCAGCAAGATTACACGCAGGGGAGATCAAATCGGACCTGAAGTAGCGGAAGATACGGACAGTCCTGTGGATCTGGATCCCCTCCCAACGTTACATGAAACGGGCACTGATGATTTCCTTCATGGGGAGCACGATGAAATAGTTGACGTTTTGGAAACTGATGCTGAGTTGCGGGGATTAGTGGATGAATTGCTGGACTCTGAAATGTATGATGAGCCTCTAACATTCGTCAGCGCAGGGTTAACTCCACGTCGTGTAGCCGATAATGTAGTTTATTTGTTTTCACAAGGTAACAACATATCCAACTCAAAGGTTGTTGATTTCTTACAAAAGTTAAAAGAACTTTCTGACAAGGGCAATCAAAGTGCCACTCAATTAGACTTTTCTATACGGGCTTTAGGCATTGGTAATCCAATGATTGGTAAAGACCCTGACGCCGACCCAGAGTTTAGTGCCTATCTTGGTAAGAAATTTGAAGAAGTTTTCGGTTTCTCACTTAATGAAAAACACATCGATGATTTTCACACTAGAATAAAGAAGGGATCGCGGCAGTTCTTCCGCATTGGATCAGGAAAAAACAATCCAAAGACTATTTCAGAGAACATCAAAGATAACAGAGAGGCTATCGAAGAACTAGGTTTAGCTAGTGGGGATCCGGAATCTGTTATTGCTGCGTTAGAAAAAATTGAGAAGAGTGGACCTAAGATTTTACGGGTAGTTGCGAAAATGCTTTTGAAAAACAAAGCATATATTCGGAGCGTTAAGTTCAAAATTGAATCTTCGTTGGAGACTTATGCGGGAATGTATAATGCGGAGACTAAGACAGTCACGATTAACCCAGTAAGAAAAGCGAGTGGGGAATACGGATTACAGGGGACACTACTACACGAATACATCCACGCGTTTACTGTAGACATGATGTTCTACGGAGCAGATCTGAGAACTAAAACTCAAGACGCTGCTTTTGCAGAACTAAATAGGCTTAGAAAGTATGTCCGCCGCCGTGCCACGATGGGTTTCAACAGAAACGCACGCACAGCTACAGCTAATATGGAAGAGTTTGTGGCTTACATTCTTACAGATAAGGATTTCCAAACCTATGTGCAAAACGTAACTGCCGAGCCTAATAAAAAGCACGGTGTGTTTGAGAGTATTGTTAGAGCAATAGCCAAATTCTTAGATAAGAAGATCGTCACCCTTAACGAAGGTCTGGAAGCCGCTTTTGCTTATACCTCGGACTCTGTCTTTACCATAGACACATTTACTAAAGCTGTTTCAAAACAAGTTTTCTATTCCACAGGAAGAGCTTCTCGTATTGCTAAAGATCTAGACATCTCAGGAGATGCAGAAGCTCAACTTAAATTATTAGAAGACTCACAGAATCTTCTTAGTTTCGCAAGGGACTACGTCCCCGATGAGATTGTCATGCAGGTGGATGAGACTTCTCGCGTCATCGCTAAGATAGATGATGAGACAGGACAACTTATATTCAACCCCATTAGAGCGGCTGTTAAACTTAACAGTATGGAGCTCAGTAATAGCCGGAAAGAAGCTGTTCTGGCTGCTCTGATGAATGAGGAGATTGGGCACGCAGCAGCAAACCAAATGCTGACAGATCAGCAGATACTCGGAGTGGCTAACTCTATGGTCGAAGATGATTTTGTCCGTGCTCTTGAAGCCTATTATCCTCAAGACCAACAGGCCGAAGCTCTCGAAAGATTAAGGAGTGAAGACCCCGAGACTTCTTCTGTAGAAAAATATAAGTTAGCTAACGAGTTTATTGTTGAGCACGCTAGTAGAGCCATAAGGGGGACAACAACTAATCAACAGATAGCTTTCCTTAGCACGAACCCAAGCTTGATACCCACATTCGTTCAGTATCTTAAAGCCCTCCTAAGTAAACTAGTATATCACCGCTCTTCGCAGCAGTTGTCTGACGAGACTAGGTTGGCAGTGAACAACGTCGTTCGCGAAATCCGTGCGATGGAGTTGGGCTATCGTCCATCAAGTGGGCAGATGGAATACAACATGAGGAACAGCGAGCAGATCATTGAAACGATGATCAGCCAATTCGCTGAGACTAGGCAACTAGCCCCAGTTAAAAACGCGGAGCCTGCCACACCACCTACAGAAACTGATGAGGATCTTTGGTCAACACCAGACCAAGAGTTTAGTAGTGGTGACACTTCTATTAACAGCGGCAAGCTGCCCGCTACTTTTGGTAGTTTAGCTAAGAAGGGAGTCGTTAAGTTTGAAGAGGGCGGTGTCAATGCAGACATCGGTGGAGGTCGTTTCGATAATGGAACAGAAGAACTAGACGATACTTATGGAGTAGAAAACTTAATCTTTGATCCGTTCAATAGATCAAAAGAGCATAACGAAGAAGTTGCATCCCGTATTGAGAATGGGGGTGCGGACACCGTTACCGTAAACAGTGTCTTGAACGTGATTCAGGAGTCAGGAAACAGGGATAAAGTTGTCCGTCAGGCTGCTAATGCTGTTAAAGAAAACGGCTCCGCATATTTCTTGATTTATCAAGGTAGTAAAGAGGATCAGGCAAAGGGCGCCAGAGAAACTAAAAAAGGTTTCCAGAACTTTAAGAAGACTTCGGAATACATCTCTGAAATAGAACGTCATTTTGATAGCGTTGAAAAAGTTGGAGCCAATTTAATTGTAGCAAAAGGGCCTAAGAAAGAAGCCCCTCGACAAACGCTTAGTCAGGCTAACCTCGACCTTGAATCTCAGTTTGGGTCGGACAGTAAAATTCCACAGTTCTTAACACCTGTAGAGTTACAAGAAAAAGAAATTGGTTCTTGGTTCTCACACCTCGATGTCAACATCATGGACTTTTCCAAGTATGATATCGATGCCCCCGAAAAGAATAACTGGAGTCGTAAAATAAAAAGGACTGCAATCAAAACATTCTCACGCAGGGGGGATCGTAGGTTGGTTTCTTTTTATATGAAATCGGTAGCTTTCGCTAGGGAGATCGCGAACACTGTCTCCTCTTTTCAAGCAGAGCACGATACCATATTAGCTGAGGAGAACAAAAGGTTGGGTGTTGATATCCCCGCTGAATTAATTGCTATTGCTTCCGGCGCAAGCAAAGGGACTGAACTTGCACAGTCTCAAATAGATCAAATCCAAAATGATTATTTGTCCGATATTGAGGCAGCTAAACGCCTAGTCGGAGGAGCGAGAACAGCAGCAGAGAATGCCGCTAAGACAAAGAAAGAAAATGCAACCAAAGCTGCACGAGTTGGCAAGCGCGACAGCTTACTACAGCGGAGAGATGCGGCGTTAAGCGAATTGTTTAGGTTGTCTCCAAAAATGTATTCTCTTGTTGTGAGGATGAGAGACCTGCAAGATAAACTTTCTTTGAAAGCGATGGAGGTGTTTGGGCCGAGTATGAACCCACATGACCTTGAGATGGCTTTTGATTTCAATAGGGGCATCTACTACACCCGACGGTATAGGATGTTTGAAGACAATGACTTTGCAGAACAAGTCTTGGATATGTCCGACGACACTTACTCGAAAGAGCGGGAGGCTGCTGCAATGTTCTTCTCACGCAAAAAAGCTATGCTGGAAGTTCCCGTAATGGTTAAGAAAATGGGGATTTCTCCGCAAGAGGCTGCTCGCAGAATTGATCAAGACATTAGCATGAACAGTTCTAAGCACATGTCGGAAGGCATGGAGATGGTTAGAAACTTCATAAAAGGATATGAGAAAAACAAAAACAGCAAGAAGCTCAAGCTCACTAACATAACGGGGCAGCAACAGGTTGTTATTCCTGAGCAATTCAAGGATCCAACAATGCGGGCACTTGCTGAGAAGATTAATGAAAAGAAAGATATTCCTGACGAGATCAGAGCAGTATTAGGAGAGTATGGAGACTCTGAGGGTATTGAAAATTTAAGCGCCACCTTACTGCACACTTCATCCCTAGTCGCGAACCAATCTTTCTTCAACAAGATCAAGGAATTAGGGACCAAGAGTCAGGAACCATGGCTCATAACACAAGAAGAATATGAGAACCCGCCCGCAGACGACCCAGATAAATACGCAAACTGGGATAAAGTTGCGGATGACCAAGGCGACAGTGATTTAATGCCTCTCCGAGATATGTATGCTCCGGATCATATCATTCGTGATTTCGCTGACGTATTTAAACAAGGCAGAAAAGAATATACGGACCTTAAAAATGAGCGGGAAGGATTTTTTAGAAAGATAGGCTCCTATATAAAGCAGGCTACGGGTTTGTCACTCGCGGTTAACACTCTGGGAGGTTTCGGTTTCTACATACGAAACCTTCTGGGGAATGGTTCCGTTCTAGGCCCCCTTCAAGGTTATTATGGCAGCGTTTTAGACGCCATAGTAGAACCTGCGAAGTTAATAAAGGAAGTAGTCTTCACCCCTGAGCAAGAGCAGTCTTCTCTTTTTTTAAGAGCATTTAGAGGTGATGCAGCAGATATGGATTTTTATCTTTCAAAGCTGAGAACGATGGATGTTTACGGCGATGAAGTAGAGGCAAATGTAATTAAAAACTTGTTAACGGGGAGAGTATCGAGAAAGCAGTTAATAAAAGATATAAAAACCATTGGGCGACTTGAGAAAAAAGCTTCTGAGATAATAAACAAAAGCTCAGGTAAGAAAATACCTACTGAGGTCTCAGACATCATGGCCAAGTATGGGATTGTTCCGGCTGCCGTATCCTACTCCACCGTAAAAGAAGCATCAAAAGCTTTGATCGATCTTGGTGGGCGTTTAGCACAAGCCTCTGATGGCGTATTCAAAATTGGTCTGTATGATTTTGAGCTCCAGACACTAATTGAAGCAGCTAAAATCGCTCCTGACAACGATCCCCTTAGTAAAATGATCTTTGAGGAGGACGGGAAAATAGTCCCTACTGCCGCGTTGGAGGAGCAGGCTGCTGAAATAGTAAAGAACACAGCGCAGGCATACAGCAAGGCTATGCCTTGGGTGAAGAGCTTCACCAACAACGCATTATCTACCGTCATTGGAACTTTCATTCGCTTCGCAGCAGAACCTCCGAGGATTTTCTTCTCCGGATTAGCTCAAGCTCAAAGAGAATTGGAGAGCTCCAACCCCGTTATTAAAGCGAGGGGGCGTCGGAGAGTATTCGGTTATGTAACTACTGTGGGGGCCACCCTAGCCGTAACGAAAGGGAGTGAGTTATTGCTGGGTGGAGATGACCCCGACGACCAAGCATGGACTACCAGAATGGGACTTCCAACATGGATGCGGGATGCGGGCTTAACTTTCTTTGAATCCGGAGGATCTAGATATGTAGTTGACCACACTTTTGTTAACCCGTTAAGTTCATACATTGAACCTTTCATGCGGGGGATTGAAAGTTTCGCGAAAGGGGATGATCTGTTGACTACCTCTAACGAAATATTCGGGATGACAGGGTTGGCAAAACCTTTCATCCAAGAACAAATATTTGCAAAATCTTTCATTGATGTGGTCGCTTTAAATGAAGACACATATGGTAGAAGGATCATAGATGAAGCCGACGAGAACAAACTAACCGCCCAAGCAAACTATATGCTTCAAAACGCGTATATGCCTAGGTCAGGGAAAGCAATCTATGATGCAGGCAAAGCACTTTATTCAGATAAATCTGAGCGGATGTTCTCAAGCCCATTGGGGATTATCATGAAAGAATTCATGCCCTTTAGACCATTCTTAATTGAGCCAGACAGGATAGCACAGAAGGCGTTTAGCGATAATGCTAAGGATACCAGAGAGAATAAGGGACTCTTAGATCTTGGTAAGTCTGACGGAATGTTAGACGGAGAAATCTATGCTAACTACGACAAAGCATTCCTGAGACAAAGACGTTACAACCGTGAATTACATAGGTTGATAAACGGACTACAGGGTATGGGATATAATTATGGTCTGCAACTAAGAGATGCAAACTCAGCAGGGATATCAAAGCAGAGATATGAGCTCGCCCTTATCGGCTTAGGTTTAAAACCCCAAGCTACCAAGCCCCAACTTGAAAGGCACTTTTCAAATTCTAGGGACAGGCTACGTCAAATTAAGCAGATGAACTACTCTAATTCAAAATACCCTAGCCTGACCGTTCCTCTTAAGGACTAGGCTCTTCCGAGGCAATCGCCTTGATAAGGATCGCATAGTTTACGATGTCTTCACAGGCATCGTTAACTGATTCCTCCTTAACGGTTAGCTTACCGTCGTTCGCGAAAGAATTAATCCTCTGAATCTTATCCTGCATCCTGAGCAGGATCCCTTTAATCGGGTGGATGCCTACGGTTTCGGACGCACGGAAGTTGGCGAACGGGTCGCACGCTTCGCTGCCGCCCGTGTAGTCCTTGTTTTTAGACTCCATAATGCTGCGGCAACGCTCACTGGTAGCAGTATGAAGGGCCAATAATTCTTCATGAGTCATGGTAAGAGAATAGGTATGTGGCTTTAGCAAGCAAGACCAATATTAACAGTCCAATTGCCCTCTCTAAATCGAACAACCAATCACTCATCTAGCACTCCTTCCCTGATGTCGCTAATCTCCTGATTAATTTCATCTCGGATCACCACAAGCCTTTCGATCTTGCCAGTAAGCACGAGCTTCTCATCGCGGAGGATGGCCAGTCTCATAACATCTCGTTCGCTTAGATATTTTTCTTTCTCTAAGGTTTCACTAATTATCTTATCCATTTTTCTGTTTGGTTTTGTTTTCTAGGGCTTCGGCAATATCGTGCCGCAAGAATTCTAATCCATGCACCAAGTAATCCCATAGGGTGTTGTCGTGCTTTGGCCCCAAGTCTAGGGTGTCCTTTAAGTTGGCGTATATCTCACGCTTCTTGGCCACCCATTGAGAATCAAGATTCCGGATCTGGATTCGGGAATCATGGAGCATTTTAATTTTGTTCTCGTTATTCATGAGCTAGCAAATGTGTTGTTAGTTGTTTTCATTATTGTGTCGAGGATACGGTCATGGAGAGCCACGTCTCCTCCTATTAGTTCATTGCCTATGCCCGCCTTTGGGTCATGGCATAGGGCGATTATGGCGTGGACAAATCGATCTAAGTGTTTTGCTTGGTGTGGTCGAACGCACCGAATAGATGCGCTGTGCGTGAACGCGATGATAGACCACCCCGAAGGGTTGACGTCGGAATCATCCGGTCGGGCTTTGATCTGCAATCTTGTCTCATTAATGAACAAGGTTTCAGTTGATGTATTGTTGGGTTCTTTCATGATTTGTATACGCTAGAAGTTAGCTGGCAGATATTCGATTTGTGGATGTTGTCCATCGCTTTAAGTTTGGTCGCGATAGCATTCATAACATACTCCTCGATACTGCCATGGGAGAGCATGACGCGCTGAAGAGCATCTGTCTTAGCTCCGTTACGGTGGATCCTGCCAAGCACCTGAGCAAACTCCTTAGCATTGAAGCTAGGACTAATTAGAGATAAGCGGGGGCGGTTACCGTGTGTGTCATGTAAAGAGACACCAGTTCCCCCTGTCGCGGCGTTAACTACTATGCAGTTAGTTTGATCTGCTTGGAATTCTTCGATGATTCTATCTCTCTCATGAGCTGAAACGGATCCATCGATGTAGTCACACTCCAGCATAGAGGCACACTCCATCAGGGACTCTTTAAAGTTTAAGAACACGACAACGGAGTAGCCTTCAGCCACAGAATCCTGCGCCATTTCTACTATGTCGGTCACCTTGTGCATCTCACTGTCTTGTCGGGCACGTAGTATGCGAACGATCACCGGATCTTCATTGTCATCCTCTAACATTCTCGGAGAGATCCGTCCGTTGTTTATGTATTCAAGGATCTCCTCCTCATCCATATTGAGGTTCTTGTAAGCACGAACAATCTTGTTGTTATTCTTAAACTGGATAGGGTCAACCACCACGCGGTTATCCCGAAAAGAATCTGGGAAATCTGCTACGGTTAGTCCATGCGTGTTGATCCCATACATGCACTCGCGAAGTTTCTTCTGCGCGAACTTGGGGTTTTCCATTTCGTATCCACCCCAGTGCCCACGATAGCACTTCATCATGTTAAGCCAACTGAAGAAGGATGGCTTGCCACCTTTCTTTTGATCGTTGTTGTGGAGCCCAAGCATGTATCCTAGCGGGCGCATCTCAATAGGAGACTCGCAAGGTGTTCCGGACATCCCATGAATACGGTATCCCTGCCGAACCAACGCCACTAGCAAGTTAGCATTGAGACTCCAAGGGCCTTTGCACTTATGGATCTCATCCACAAGAACCAAGGTGTCTTTCGGTAACTCCCAACCAAATCCTTTCTTACCGATCTTAACAACGTGTCCAGTCTTGCCCGCACGGAGCTTCTCAACATTAAGAATAAACACAGGGTCAAGACCACATTCTCTAAGCTCCGATTCCCACGAAGGGAACACAGCTTT